GGATGCTACCTAGAAATTACCAAGGAAACGTACAGTTTAGCGACTATCCAACAACGGATTAATTATTTTAATCCAGAATAGGAGAAAGCTAGTGGAATTACCAAACGAATTAGTAAAGCTAATTGAAATATCATCGAAAGATTTGGAGCGACAGACCGCCCTCGAACTTGAGATGAGGACTCTTGGAATCAACAGGTTTAACAAGAGAGTACAAGAACATAAAGAGCGGGGCGAAGAGTCGTTCTCTAATTATGGTAAAACTTTATTGGGGTCGAGCATTGACCCGATGGCACAAGGTCTTATTACTTTTGTCGATGAAGGTAACCGTACCAAAGGGGCAACACCGATTGCCGTGAAGTTGCTTGAACAGATACCACCAGAGGTAGCCTGTTTGATTGCAGCCAAGACCATCATTAACTCAATCACAATCAATAGACAGTTAACATCTACTGCTATCACTATTGGTAAGAATGTAGAAACAGAAATGTGGCTACGTTTCTTTGAAGACAAGAACCCAGAATTATATGGGGTCGTAAAGCGTGACCTTGATAAGCGTAGTTTTGGCTATGGTTACAAGCGTAGAAAGATGCGGGAATCCGCAGTAAGAGATGGTGTTGAAGTACCTGCATGGACAAGAACAGAAAAGGTTCATGTTGGCTACAAACTTATCGAACTATTTATAGAACATACTGGCCTTGTTGAAGTTGACAAGAAAGGCAATGGCGTAAAGAAAATTGTATCGCTAGTTGCTACAGAAAAAACTATGGAATGGATTAAAGATAGGAACGGGTTCATGGAGTTGCTTGCTCCCGAATACTTTCCGACTTTGGTTCGCCCAAAATCTTGGGAAGATAAGAAGGTTATCGGTGGTGGGTACTATTCACGCCATGTCAAACCACTCCAACTGGTAAAATATAGAGACAAGAAAAACTTACAAGACTTGGAGAAACACTCCATGCCCGTGGTGATTGATGGTATCAATGCGATGCAATCAACACCTTATGTCATTAACACTTTTATATATGAGGTATTAAACCATGTTTGGGATAATAGCATCGATGTTGGAGGGCTACCAAAAGCCGAACTACTCCCGCTACCGCAGAAACCGCATGACATTGCAGAGAATGCGAAGGCTCGTAAAGCCTACCGTTCGGAAGCTGTCAAGGTGCATACGGAAAATGCGAGGATAAAATCTAAACGGCTGCACTTGAGCAAGGTGCTTTGGATTGCAGGTAAATTTAAAGATGAACCAGAAATCTATATGCCACACACTTTGGACTTTCGGGGTCGGGCATATCATGTGCCAAACTATTTGAACGGGCAGTCAGTAGACTATGCAAAGGCATTGCTTTTGTTTGCTAACGGCAAGCCAATCACCGAAGAAAACAACGGGGCGTTCTGGCTTGGTGTCCAAGGTGCTAACTTGTATGGCTATGACAAAGATAGTTATGATGTACGGGTTAAGTGGGTCAATGAAAGTTCTGATTCATTTATAGCAATAGCCGAAGACCCGTACACTCACCGTGAATGGGAACAGGCAGACAAGCCTTGGTCATTCTTAGCATGGTGCAAAGAGTGGGCGGAGTTTCAAAAGCATGGCTATGGATTTGTGTCTCGTTTTATTTGCTCAATGGATGGAAGTTGTAACGGCATCCAACATTACAGTGCAATCCAACGTGACCCTGTTGCAGCTCAAGCCGTAAACCTTATACAAACTGGTGACGTACCGAATGATGTCTATCAGATTGTAGCTGACAATGTAACTAAAGCACTAACCAAGATAGACAACCCACTTGCTATGCTTTGGATTAAATATGGAGTCAAAAGGTCTACCTGTAAAAGAGCAATAATGACCCTGCCGTATGGTTCGACTAGATACAGTTGCTCCGACTTCGTGCTTGAAGATTTGACCAAGCGTGGAGACAAAGGTGATGTACATCCATTTGGTTCACAAGAGTTTAAAGCCTGTACATTTTTATCGGGTATCATCTGGGATTCAATTGGTGAGATAATAAACTCTGCCCGTGTGTCTATGGATTACTTGCAAAAGACCGCAAGGATAATGGCAAAAAATAATTTACCTATACGATGGGTATCACCTTCTGGATTTCCTGTCGTGCAATCTTATCCCGAACTACGGCTGAAGAGGGTCGAGACTAAATTGTTTGGTGAGATTATAAGGCCAAGGATACATGAAGAGACAGAGAAGCTTGCAGTTTTAAAAGCAGGTAACTCACTGCCACCTAATGCAATCCATTCCCAGGATTCTGCCCATCTTTTCTTAACAACAGTCGATGCTTTACAAAAAGGTGTTCAGTCATTCTGTAATGTACACGACTCATATGGAACTGTGGCTGCCGACTGCGACAAGCTTGCAGACAGCATCCGTTCTACATTTGTTGAGATGTATAAGGACTACGATTTGTTGCAAAGTATCAAGCAATCAGTCGAGCCTGTACTAGATGAAAAGAGCAAGAAAAAGCTACCCGAAGTACCACCAAAAGGTGACTTTGATTTAGACTTGGTATTGAGCAGTGACTTTTTTTTCGCATAACCAATCCGCCAACGGATACAATACCTTCCCTATTAGACTGAAGGGTAAAGATTATCCGAAGGTTATTATTAACCAACAAGGAGACTAAACATGGCAATGTCAAATGCATTTACAACACCAGTAGGAGTGGCAGCTTTTCCTTATCTGTCTACTCCAGATACTAAGTTCAATGAGGAAGGTGAATACAAGGTGAATCTCATTCTTACTAAAGAAGATGCTCAACCTGTTATCACACAAATCGATTCTGTTTATGATGAGAATGTCAAAGAGCAGAAGAAGAAGCTTGGTAGCAAACCATGTAAGGAAGCTAATCGTCCTTACGCTGATGAACTAGACCAAGAGGGTAACCCAACTGGTAAAGTCATTATCAAATTCAAATCAAAAGCTGCATATAAACCCGCAGTATTTGATGCGAAGGGAACGCCCATGCTAGAGCATAACATTTACGCAGGGTCTGAAATGAAAGTGAACGGTGCTATTGCTCCGTACTATACATCAATGGTTGGAGCAGGAGTTAGTCTTAGACTAAGGGCTGTTCAAGTCATCCAGTATGTAGAAGGTACGAGCGGTGCAGGTCGCTTTGGTTTCGATGAGGAAGTAGGATACGTTCAAGAAAAAGAGGAAACCAAAGATGCATCAGTATCAGAGGATTCAAAGAGCGAATCGGACTTCTAAGTATCGGTCTGGGTTAGAAGAGGCCGTTGCAAATCAACTTAATTCATTATCTATCCCCTTTGAATATGAAAAGTTGGTTCTCAATTATGTCCGTCCAGAGAAAGAACATAGGTACACTCCCGACTTTGTTCTTAACAATGGAATCATAATTGAATGCAAGGGTCAGCTTCTAACTTCAGACCGTCAGAAGATGATACTCGTAAAGAAACATCATCCGAAGAGGGATATCCGTTTTGTTTTCAGCAATAGCAAGTCCAGGATTTCTAAGAAGTCTAAGACAACTTACGCTATGTGGTGTGAGCGAAACGGATTCCCATACGCTGACAAGTTTATACCAACGGAGTGGCTCTATGAGAAACCAGTTGCATAAACAGGCAAAAAATTTTACAACAATCATGTACTACAGTTGTGTGTCGTACAGCCCTAGGTCTTTTTGGTTCGCCAAGATGCCTAGGGTTTTTTATTTAGGAGACAAAGATGGAAAGTGACTTTGTCCATCATGCTCCATGTGATTCATGCGGAAGCAAAGATAACGTAGCAGTCTACAGTGACGGGCATAGTTATTGTTTCGGTTGTGGCAAGCATACTTCAATTCATATAGGAGAACAGATGGAAACGGAAAGTGTTCCCAGTGAACTTATCACTGGTGACTTATCGGCTATTAGCACTAGGCGTTTAAGTTTAGACACCATTAAGAAATTTAATTATAGGGTCGGCAAGTACAACGGTAAGCCTGTACAGATTGCCAATTACCATGACAAGCAAGGTAATATAAAAGCACAGAAGTTGCGTTACCCAGATAAGAGTTTCCAATGGTTGGGTTCAGCAAAAGAAACTGAACTGTTTGGTCAGAGCCTGTTTGGTTCTGGCAAGAACGTGACTGTATGCGAAGGCGAAGTTGATGCCATGAGCATGAGTCAAATGCTTGGTAACAAATGGCCTGTAGTTTCAATCAAGTCTGGTAGTAAGGGTGCGAAGCGTGACATCCAAGCCAACATGGAATGGCTAGATAAATTTGAAACGATTACGTTTTGCTTTGACCAAGACGTACACGGGCGTGAAGCTGCGGATGAATGTGCTAAATTATTTGCACCACAAAAAGCAAAGATAATGAACTTTGATTTGAAAGATGCCAACGAGATGTTGGTTGAAGGCAAAGGCGAAGAACTTGTCAAAGCATTTTGGAATGCAAAGCCATACACACCAGACGGTATTGTATCGGGTGCAGATATCTATGACATCGTTCACAAGATTGATGACACCAAGTCAGTGCCTTATCCTTTTCAAAATCTTAACGGGCGTACCCGTGGAATGAGAAAGTCAGAACTTGTAACTGTGACCGCAGGTAGTGGTATCGGTAAGAGTTTGTTTGCTAGACAGATAGCACATCACTTACTTAAACAAGGTGAGACTGTTGGCTATGTAGCATTGGAAGAGTCAATGCAAAGAACAGCCCTTGGTATTATGGGCATCGAAATGCAAAAGCCATTGCACCTATCAAGAGAAGGTGTGACGGATGAAGACTTTAGAAATACTTTTGATGCGACTGTCGGTAACGGCAGGTTCTTTTTATACAATCACTTTGGTTCATCGATGGCTGACAATTTGTTATCGAAAATTAGATACCTCGCCAAAGGATGTGAATGTGGTTGGATATTCTTAGACCACTTATCAATCATTGTAAGTTCTATTGCCGATGGTGATGAGCGTAGATTGATTGACAATACAATGACTGCCTTACGTTGTCTTACTGAAGAGACAGGTGTGGGCATGATGCTTGTGTCTCACTTGCGTAGGCCAAGCGGTGACGAAGGATTTGAAGCAGGTAAGATGACAAGCTTAAATTCTTTGAGAGGTTCACACGCCATTGCACAACTGTCCGATATGGTTTTAGGACTAGAACGAAATCAGCAAGACAGTGAGAACCAACATGAGACTACTGTTAGAGTTTTGAAGAATAGACATAGTGGTGATTGTGGTGAGGCAGGTACATTAACTTACGACACAACCAAAGGTATTCTGATGGAGTCTACATATGTCCAAGAGTTTTGATGAGAAGGGTCTTGAGTGGACGAAGGTCATCATGGATGCATTGGCAGAAGTAATGCAAAATCCAGGATTGCACGTTGAGATAGAGGTAGCATCGTTACCCTCTTACTTAATGATTGATTCAGCCCTTGGAGTTTTAGAAGAGGAGAACGAAGCAGCGGAGCGGATATCAGTAAGACTCTGCACTTTACATTAACAACATAGGAGAAACAAATGAGCGAATTAGTTTTTGATATAGAAACTGATGGTCTAGATGCAACCAAGGTACACTGCATAGTTATTAAAGATATACATTCTAATGTAGTCTCAACTTACAGTGACACCAAACAATGCACTGGTAGTCTAAGAGAAGGTGTTGATGCTTTAAACAAAGCAGTATGCATCATTGGTCATAACATAATAAAGTATGACATACCTCAGTTACTAAAGTTTTATCCAGACCTTAAACCTAACAGGGTGTTTGATACTTTAGTTGGGTCACGATTAATCTACCCAGATGTTTTTGATATCGACACAAAGTCAAAAGCAATACCTACAAAACTATGGGGTAGCCATTCACTGAAAGCATGGGGGTTACGTCTTGGTAATCCAAAGCAGGAGATAGAAACAGATTGGTCAGAGTTCACACAAGAGATGTTGGACTACTGCATACAAGATTGCCATACCACTCATACTTTATTTCAACGTATGCTTGCTAAGAGATACTCAGAACAAGCAATTAAATTGGAGCATGAAGTTTGTGAAATCATATCAAGGCAAGAACAATACGGTATCATGTTTGATACAGAAAAAGCGACAACACTATATGCAAAGCTATCATCCAAGAGAGAAGCGATTGCCCAAGAACTGCAAGAAGTGTTCCCACCCATCGAAGTTCGTACAGAATTTATTCCAAAGGTTAACAACAAAGCCAGAGGATATGTAAAGGGTGAGCCTTTTATAAAGGTATCACATACACAGTTTAATCCGTCATCAAGACAACACATTGCTGACAGGTTAAAAACTTTACACGATTGGAAGCCTAAAGAATTTACACCCGATGGTTCACCCAAGGTGGATGACCGTGTGTTAAACCAGTTACCATTCCCCGAAGCCAAACTACTCGCTGAATACTTCCTCCTAGAGAAGCGACTTGGTATGTTGGGGGATGGTAAACAAGCTTATCTAAAACTAATGAAGGATGGTAGGTTACATGGTTCTGTTAATACTAACGGAGCAGTGACAGGCCGTAGCACGGCAAGCAACCCCAACCTTCAGCAAGTTCCTGCGGTCTATGCACCATACGGGAAAGAGTTTAGAGAATTGTTTACCGTGCCGAAAGGCTACAAGATGGTTGGCGTTGACCAAAGCGGAATCGAAACCAGATTACTCGCCCACTATTTACATAAGATAGATAATGGTGAGTACGCCAAGATAGTTTTAGATGGTGATATTCACACTGCAAACCAAGAAGCTGCGGGATTAGAAAGTCGTGACCTAGCGAAACGCTTTTTCTATTGTTGGCTTTACGGTGGTGGTGTCGGAAAGATTGCTGAAGTGACAGGCAAGACAAACAAAGAAGCCAAGCTTGTCAAAGAAAGATTCCTAAATCGTATGCCCGCACTAGCTAAGTTAATTGAGCAAGTGCATTCGGCTGCGGATAGGGGATACCTTGTCGGCCTTGATGGCAGACTTATAAAAGTAAGAAATAAATTTTCGTCACTCAATACTTTGCTTCAAGGAGCAGGGGCTTGTTGTGCCAAGCAATGGTTAGTCGAGTTTAACAGAGCCATAAAAAAATATGACGATGTTACTCAATTGCTTTGGATACATGATGAGATTCAAATTCAAGTGCCAGAACACTTGGCTGAAGAAGTCGGTCAGTTGGCGGTTGATTGTATTGACCGTGCAGGGAAAGACCTTGGGATAAGGTTGCCTCTGGATGGTGAATATAAAATCGGGAACAACTGGAGCGAAACACATTGACAAAAACATATACTAATAAGTTCGACATCGATTTAAAGTTTGGTGAAGAACGTGAAGCAATGGTGGCATCTATCTTAGGTGAATCAAAAGACAAGATAGAAGTTAAAACAGAACGTGATTGGTGGCACAAGACAGGTAACATAGCTATTGAAATAGAATGCCGTGGTAAACCATCTGGCCTATCAGTCACAGAAGCTGACTATTGGTTTCACATACTAGCAAGAGGTAAATCAAACTACGCTATTATTATGTTTGAAGTACCCGTTCTCAAAAAGATTGTTGAGAAATTTAAAGACAACACAAAGATGATTGGTGATGGATGGCAATCTAAATGCATCCTCATTCCATTATCCGAAGTGTTTAAATCCGCAAACCTCGTAGACTAAAAGGAAACTAAAATGAAAAGAACATTGTTAATCGATGGTGACATCATTGCATATCAATCGGCAGTCAAATCTGAACAGCCTATTAAGTGGGATGATAACCTATGGACATTGCATTCATACACACCCGAAGCCATGAAGATGGTTGATGATGGTATTGATGCACTGAAAAGAAAACTAAAAGCTGATTCTATTGTAGTGGCTATTACGGACACAAAGAATTTTCGTAAGGATGTATTGCCAACATACAAAGACAATCGTAAACAAAAGCGTAAGCCGTTAGTGCTTGGTGATATGCGTAGTCATCTAATTAAAAAATACAAAGCTGTATTCTATACTAGCTTAGAAGCTGATGACGTACTTGGTATCTTAGCTACAAAGCCATCTAAAGATGAAACTATTATCTGTTCTATAGATAAGGACTTTATGGGTGTGCCTTGTAACTATTGTCGTGATGGTGAAACAGTACAAAAGATTTCACTAAACGAAGCTAACCACTTTCACATGATTCAGACTCTGACAGGTGACACTGTTGACGGATACTCTGGCGTACCAAAAGTTGGGGCAGTCACTGCTAATAAAATGTTAGCTGACAAAGATATGCCAGTAAAAGATATGTGGGAGATTGTTGTTAAAGCCTATGAGAAGGCGGGCATGAATGAGCAAGATGCATTGCAACAAGCAAGGGTGGCCAGGATTTTACGCCACGGTGAATACGACAAGAAGACAGGTGAGGTGAAGCTATGGCAGATATAGACCAACCTACATTTGATTTTATAAAACCATTGCCAGACGATGCAGCCGAAAGAAAAGCCATCCCTGTTTACACTGGTGTTATAAAATATTTTCCTAATGCATTAGCTTGTGTTGCCAAGGTATCACTCAAAGGTGGACTGCAACATGGTCAAACACCAGAGACATTGCATTGGGATAGAAGTAAATCTGGTGATGAACTTGATGCTATGATGCGACACATACTCGATGAAGATTGGGGGCAAGTTGCATGGAGAGCATTAGCTAATTTAGAAAAACAAATAGAGAAAGGATACAAAGGATGAGTCACGACAAATTAGAATACTTTATTGAAATTGACTACAGTCGTGATGAACTAATCACGGAACAAGGAATGAAAGTCTTGAGAGATAGATATCTCTTACCCGATGAGGGGTCACCGCAAGATGCCTTTGCCCGTGTAGCCCGTACCTTTTCAGACACACCAGAGATGGCACAACGTATATATGATTATGCCTCACAACTTTGGTTTATGTTTGCAACACCTGTACTAACAAACGGTGGTACTAAAAAGGGTATGCCTATTAGTTGCTTTTTAAATTATGTTCCCGATAGTCGTGAAGGATTGACAAGTCACTTCACAGAGAATGCTTGGCTTGCTTCAGTAGGCGGTGGCATTGGTGGCTATTGGGGTCACATACGTTCAGACGGTGAGGCCACATCTGGTGGTTCACAATCGTCTGGTTCAATTCCATTTATGCACATCGTTGATTCAGAGATGCTTGCATTTTCACAAGGTAAAACAAGGAGAGGAAGTTATGCAGTATATCAAGACATTAGCCATCCAGAAGTTGAAGAGTTTCTGGAAATTCGTAAACCCAGTGGTGGTGATATTCACAGAAAGTGTCTCAATCTTCATCACGGGATTAATATTACTGATGAGTTTATGCACATCATTGATAAGTGTTCTAATGATAGGAACGCAGATGATAGTTGGGAACTTGTTGACCCTCATAGTGGGTCTGTTGTTTCTACTGTCTCCGCAAGACAGCTATGGCAAAAGATTTTGGAAACAAGGGTGGCAACAGGCGAACCGTATATCTTCTTTTCAGACACGGTTAACGAAGGCTTACCACAGAGTCAAAGAACTCTGGGTTTAAAAGTACATCAATCAAATCTTTGTACTGAAATAACTTTGCCAACAAGCGAAGACAGGACTGCGGTCTGTTGTCTATCTTCTCTAAACATTGAGAAGTTTGATGATTGGGAAAAAGACAAAATGTTTATTCCCGATGTCATTAGATTTTTAGATAACGTGTTGCAGTTCTTTATTGATAACGCTCCAGACTCTCTAGCCAAAGCAAAGTATTCCGCAATGCGTGAACGTAGTATTGGTCTAGGGGCTATGGGTTATCATTCATATCTACAATCAAAGAACATTCCTTTTGCTAGTGCATTAGGTGCGTCTAGAAATAATGTTATCTTTAGGCACATCCATACACAAGCAATGGAAACTAATGTTGCCCTAGGTAAGGAACGAGGTGAAGCACCAGACATGGTTGGCACTGGACTACGGTTTGCCAATGTCATTGCTGTTGCTCCCAATGCTACCAGTTCAATTATCTGTGGTGGTACAAGCCCATCAATAGAACCTTATAGGGCAAATGCCTATGTTCATAAAACTATGAGCGGTTCATTTTTGATGAAAAATAAATTTCTGCAAAAGCGATTAGCGGAATTAGGTTTGGACACTGATAAGGTATGGACAAGTATTATTGCCAAGCGTGGCTCTGTACTGCACCTAGAAGAACTAGATGATTGGGATAAAGAAGTGTTCTCTACTGCCATTGAGATAGACCAGAACTGGCTAGTAGAAAAGGCAGCTCAACGACAACCTTACATTTGTCAGAGTCAAAGTTTAAATATCTTTGTACCTGCGGATGTGGACATTCGTGAACTGCATGAACTACATATGAAAGCGTGGAGAAAGAAAGTTAAGACGCTTTACTACTGTCGCTCTGAAGCAATACGAAGAGCAGAAATAATATCAAATAAGATAGAACGTAAAAAGCGGGATGACTACGTTGGAGAGTCAGACTGTATAATGTGTGAAGGATAAAACAAATGCCACTACAAAAAGAACGAACCCACTATAAACCTTTTGAATATCCGTGGGCTTTTGAAGCTTACGATACTCAACAGAAAATGCATTGGCTACCTAGTGAAGTGCCGATGATGGAAGATGTTAAAGATTGGAACTCACGCCTAACTAATGAAGAAAAGAATTTGGTAACACAGATTCTAAAATTCTTTACGCAAGGTGATGTGGATATTGCTCAAGCATATCTAGATAAATACATTCCAATGTTTAAACCACCCGAAGTAAGAATGATGTTGTCTGCGTTTGCAGCCAGTGAAGCTAACCATGCTCATTCTTATTCATTGCTTAACGATACAATTGGTTTGCCCGATTCAGAATACCAAGCATTCCAGGATTACCAAGCAATGGCTGACAAACATAATTATTTGTTTGAAGAACGTGGTGACAGTATTGAATCTAAAGCCAGAGACTTGGCAGTGTTTTCAGCATTTGGTGAGGGGCTACAATTGTTTGCTTCTTTCATTATGTTGTTGAACTTCCAAAGGTTTGGTAAAATGAAAGGTATGTGCCAGATTGTTACTTGGTCAATACGAGATGAAAGCCACCATGTAGAAAACATGATTAAGCTTTTCCATACTCTTGTTGATGAAAACAAGCACATATGGACAGATGATTTTAAAGCTACCCTTTATCAAATCTGTAGAGACATGGTTGACTTGGAAGATAAATTTATTGACCTCGCTTTTGAGCAAGGCGGTATACAAGGTTTGTCTGCCGATGAAGTTAAGATGTACATTCGTCACATTGCTGACAGGAGATTGTTACAGCTTGGCCTCAAGCCTAACTATGAAATTAAAGATAACCCATTGCCGTGGTTGGATTGGGTCTTAAATGGAGTTGAACATACAAACTTCTTTGAGAACCGTGCTACTGAATACAGCAAGGGTTCAACAACTGGCTCTCTCTGGTAGAGAGCCTTATTACTTCCCTTATTAGAAAGAATTAAAATGGATGAATTACCTATAACTGTAGAAGAGTTACTAGAAAAACTAAACGAAGTGTATCCAAGTGAACCTGCGAGTCTAAAAGATTCTGATAGAGAAGTATGGTTCAAAGCAGGACAACGAAGTGTTGTTGATTTTCTATTACTTTTAAAAGCTAGAGGTGACGAAAACATACTAAACAAAAGGAGTTGATTATGTGCATGGGCGGAAGAAGTTCACCACCACCAACTCATCGTCAGTATGATTCCTCAAAATATTATAACGGAAATATCTATGACCCTAAACCCGAACCCAAACCAGTGGTATCTAATCAGAACAATAATGATTCTGGTAATGATAGCCCTAGCGGGGGCGGAACTATCGTCCAATCTAGCGGGTTAGAAGTTATTGATAACAAGTTCAACATGGATAACGGCTTGAACATTGTCTAACGTAAATAGAATATTAACAATTACAAATAGAAGGAGAAGCAATATGTGTCTAGGCGGAAGCAGAAGTCCTGCACCACAACCTGTAGCACCACCACCAGTATCTAGTGTTCAGTCACCAGATGAGCAAGCACCAGAATTGGAAATTGCGGGTGAGGATACAGCGGAAGTGGCTGCAAAGAAAAAGAAAAAGACAGGTACAAATATGCTACAGACTGATGTCAATACATCTGGCACTGGCGTAAGCAACGTATCTATCCCAACTGTTTAAGGTTCATAAATGGAATATTCAAATACCGCTATAAATGATAGTGCCGAAGGACGATATGAGACTATGGCTCAGTACCGTGAGCATTATCTTGATAGAGGTAGAGACTGTTCCGAACTAACCATCCCCCATGTAATAGTAGCTAGTGGCTTTGAAGCAACAAGTGATTTATATACGCCTTACCAAAGTGTAGGCAGTCGAGGTGTTAACAACCTTGCCAGTAAACTTTTACTATTACTCTTTCCCCCAAACCAACCATTCTTTAGACTAGCAGTCGATGGCAAAGCTAAAGCCGAAGCTGAAAACAATCCCGAAGTAAAGACGCAGATTGAAAAAGTCCTAAGTAAAATTGAACGTGAAGTTATGGGTAGGATTGAAACAGATGCGATGCGAGTACCTGTATTTGAAGCCCTAAAGCATTTGCTTATTGGTGGTAATGTACTTCTCCACTTGCCTAAAGCAGGTAAGATGAAAGTATACCCACTAGACCAATACGTTATTAAGCGTGATGATGGTGGCTCAATCCTGGAAATTGTTGTTAAAGAAAACATTTCTATAAAAGCATTGCCAGATGAAGCACAAGAAATTGCGTATGCACATATGTCTTCTGAAGATATTAAATCAACAGATGATTGTGATGTATACACACACATTTATAAATTACCAGATAATGGTTTTTATGTTTGTCAAGAATTACACGGTGTCAAAATACCGTCAAGCATTGGTAAGTTTACCGAAGAGAACTTTCCATTCTTGCCGTTGAGAATGATATCTGTAGACAATGAAGATTATGGCAGGTCATATGTTGAACAATATATTGGTGACCTCAAGTCTTTGGAAGGATTGTCAAGAAGTCTAGTAGAAGGAGCTGCGGCCAGTTCTAAAGTCGTGTTCCTAGTTAAACCAAATTCAAGCACAAAGAAACGTGACTTAGCGATGACCCGTAATGGTGATATCATTACAAGCCAAGCAGGTGATGTTGATGTACTACAAGCACAAAAGCATTATGACTTAGGTGTAGTAGAGTCAGCTATTGGAAAATTTGAACAGCGTTTGTCCTTTGCGTTCTTATTGAATGCAGCCGTACAACGTGATGCGGAAAGAGTAACAAGCACTGAAATCAGATACATGGCAAATGAACTAGAGACTGCCCTTGGTGGTGTGTACAGTTTATTGTCACAAGAATTACAATTGCCTATTGTAAGATTGCTTATGCAACGAATGAGTAAGAAGGGTGAGATACCTAACTTACCAAAAGGTACTGTGAAGCCCACTATCATCACAGGTGTTGAAGCACTTGGTAGAGGGAATGACCTAGAGAAACTTAGGGAGTTCACCGCAGAAATTGCACAGCTTGCCCAGATTAATCCGCAAGCCGTGTCAATGCTAAACATTGGAGATTTA